ATTCTCCTAATAAAATATATGATTGTTAATAATGGTTCTTGGCTTCATACCCCATTGATTATCCATCTTAACATTATGAAAGTAACTAGCTCCCTTGCTACTGTCTTTGATTTTTTGTTGGATAATTTTTTGGGATAATTCTATAAATGGTTTGAGTGTTTCATAAGGCGGGACATGCTTTGTCTTTTTAGTCCATTCAAACTGGTGTGGCTTGAAAGTCTCCGAACATATATTCTTTTGGTCAAAGTCAGCTCTCCGATAAAGCACATACCCCACTGCCACTTGGCCAGAGATAGGTTCACCTCTGGCTTCATGGAACATGGTCAAACTCATACACATGACTGCTGCAATATCTAACATAAAGTCTCCTTCATTAGGTAGCTTTCATGGTTTTACTGATTAGTTTGTCTTGCAAAAAGTGCATAATTTGCGTAACAAGTAATCTTGCTTGTCATAGATAAGGACTAACACCATGTGGACAACTCCAGCAGCTACTGAAATGCGCTTTGGCTTCGAAGTTACAATGTACGTAATGAATAAATAAGCCAAGCATACAATGATAAGGCAATGCCTACGGAGATCTTTGTTGCTCTCCATATGCGTTGCCTTTTCTCTTTGGGTGACTCCATTGTCACCTCGTATTCATAGCCATTAAGCTCTTTAAATGATCGTGGATAACGCCATTCAAAAGCATTGAAGTCTGTCTTAATTGGTTTCATTTGATTGTCCTTTCACTGTGTTGATGCGTGTGGCTTGTTTGCCTATGTATTGCATCTTAACTGTTATGGGTAAGCGATTTAGTGTTGGCTGATTAGCGTCTACTAATGCTTTAAGTTTCGATATCTTATCCTCTGGGTTTAAGCTAGAATTAACTAGCTGTTCAGACATTTGATCGAATTTTGCTTGCCATGTCAATACATCCGATACCTCTATTGGGTCTTTATTAGGAATATAGAAGGTATATTCCTTAGTTTGTGGCTTTTTTACAACACTGCCAGCTCTTTCTGTAGCTAGATTACCATCATCATCCTCTGGCGCAATACCACAGGCCGCCATTAAACTACCTCTACGACAGTAAGTAAGCGATGCCATAACGCCATGCGGATCTATCTTAGATGCTGGTATGTGTAAGATGCCACCACTTAAAGTCTCACCTGACTCATGGATAAATACAGTTTCTACCTTGACACCATCATCACAATCATGTGTCTTTTGTATAAGACCAATGCCATTGTTATGTAATGCATCAATCACAGCCTCAATACAGCCTTCTAAGTTTACATACTTACTTCTAAAGTGTGGATTGGTAGCTGTCTTAATTGCTGGAGCGAACTCCTTTTGTGCTTTAATAAATGCTGCTGATATAGTTTTCATACTTTTCTCCTGTTGTTGTAATTCATTCATAACTTCTGTTTCAAAACGATCTTGGTCATTATCTACCATGCTGCTCTCCTACCATCAATCTTGTACATGTCCATGGCTCGGTTAAGTACCATAGCATCTCTGCTATACCTAGCACCTGACTGATCGTGATCGTGGCATCTTTTAGCGTGTAACTTAATACGCCATTTCTTACGGATCTGAAAATGAGTTAATCTTTTAATCATATACGATCCTTGATTGAAAGTTTAGACTGACGAATGACGTACGCTTCTTTAGCTGGCACAGTTTTTGCTGGCTGTGCTTTGTAAGAACGCATAGGCCATGAGATTTTGTAACGACCCGCATTACATACTTCGTGATCCCTCATATGCTCCATGATGTTGATTTGCAAGCGATCAATCTGTGCTTCTAACTCCGCGATTTGCTCACGAATTGTGATGATCTTCTCAGCTTGGATCTCAACTTCTGGTAACTCAATCGTACTCTTTTCAGCACGATCAAACACACGACTGGCTTCAAAAGAGTTTTGTAAGTCATACCATTCAATCTCTTGATTAGTTTTATACTTATTCAAACGCTCTTGAAAGTCCTCGACAGCATTGTGAATCATGTTGATGTGATCTTCATTAATGGGATATAAAAAGATGCGTAATGTTGTACCCTTGTATAACACACAAAGAGCGCCCCATGATGCTTTCATAATATCCATTTGACCTTGAAGCTGGATCACACCACGATATGGCGCTGGCTCATTCTCGACTTCTTGAGCAGTAAGCTTGGCTTCTAAAATACCATAACCATCAAGCTTAATTGAATCATGCCCCATGACATAAATACCTTTGTCAATGTCAGTGTAGATTGTTGTGCCATTGCCAGACGCTGTGCCATCAAGGCTTGTAGCCAATGGTATGTCAGGATGAAAGTATGGTTTATCATGGGCTAGATCATCAATATCAACGCCAAGCCTTTTACAGCTTTCGGATAATATTAACTTCTCTGTAAGGTTTCCCCATAACATAGGCTCTTGCTCTGTAAACTCATTAGCCTCTCCGTTAAGTGCATTAATTGAATACTTCAATTCATCATTAGGCGTTCGAAACTTACTGAAACCTAATAATGCTGGAAGCCTTGAGCATGACATCATGTCATCGGGCGTGACTTTTCCTACCATTTTATGTTTTCCTTGTCTTTGATATTGTTGAGATAATAAGATACGTTAGGCGCTGTCCACGTGCTTCCTGAGTACGTTTTAACGCCTAGTTCATTGAGCTTCTTTGCGATGTTGCGACATGATGCTCGGCCACAATTTTCCATGGCCAAGTCAAACATAGGTTTGATCTTTAATGCGTAGGCTATCTTAACTTTGGCTTGTGCTTGACCGCCTTTGACAGCTATGACTCTCATCATCTCTCTAGGTGCGCCAAGTTTAACGCCTCTTGCTTTGGCGGCCATTAACGCATTGCGCGTATTGATTGAGATTTGTCGCCTTGTTTCTTCATTTAATACAGCTCGAATATGTAATTCAAAAATACTAGCTTCGGGCGTTTCCGCTATGGTAAGCGGCACCTTCTTTTCCAATAGGCTACTCATCAATGCAACGGATCGAGTAAGTCTACATTGCTTAGCAACAAGTAAACGAGAGCCATTCTCAATTTCCAATAATGCCAACGCCTTGAGCAGCTCAGGCCTATCATTATGAGAGCCGCTCTCGATGTCGGTATATTCTGAGATGATTTCAGCGTTGATGCTGCGGGCGTAGGCGTAGCAAATAGTTCTTTGAGCTTCCAAACCTAGCCCGCTCTCGCCTTGCTTATCAGTTGAAACGCGATAATAAGCTATAAATTTCATATATAACCTTTCATGGTTTAATTAATCATTTTTAAAGAATGCATTGCAAGCCATTGCCTTAATAATCAATGGTTCGCTTTCAATAAGTTCTTTTGTGCTTCCGTATTCAATCTCACTATCATCAATTTGATTAATGATGTACCAGACATCAACATCGCTATAATATTGAATTGTTTTTGTAGACCTACAAAACGGATTAAGCCTTAAAAAAAACTCATTGTATGGGCTATCATCGCAATGCTGCTTTAATACTTCAACGCTATTAATTGCTATCATGTTATTAACCTTTCATGGTTTATTGGCCAAAATTAGCCCATAAGGGCGCTATTTAAACGCCCTTAAAGATAACTTTAGAATGCTAGTAATAGAATGAGCCAACAATAAAAACTTATTAACCCTAAAGCTAAATAACAAAAGTTCTTTAATAAATTAGTCATGATTAGCCCCTTAATTTAAACGTAATTGATGCGCTATATTCTCAATTTCAGAATATGGGATTGAATGACAGCCAACAGTTAAAATGCCATTTTCAAATCTATTAACTGAATAATTGCCTAAATGAATAGAATGATGATCTTTGACATATGAAACGCCCTTTTCATGCCATGACTTAATCAAGCCCCAAAACTTAACAGCATGATCGAGGGGAATGCGAGCGCCTTTTGTGGTTTCAATTTGATCTTCTTTAATTCTTAATGCTGTAATCTCAAAACGATTGCGCACATCTTCACCCTTGCGCCAATTAATAAGCGCTTCCGCTTGCTCTTTAATTCTTTCAGCGCGTCTGATTTTCTCAAGGGCTTTTGCTTCCTTGTCAGCTTTAATGGCTAGCTCTTGAAGATCATCAATATCGGGGCATGAGTAGAAAAGGCCAGTAAATAAAGCATATTTTTCTAAATTCTTAATAATGCTGAATGCTTGCCCGCTGTATAAAGTAGCGTACTTTTTAGACCTTGAAGCCTTAACTAATAAATCGTTGGCTTTGTTGGCGTTTGGTTTTATTACAATCTCCTCAAAGTCTCGTTGATTGAATACTAGAGAATCAAGGCCACGTCTCGGGATGTCTAAATAAATCTTTTTTGAATAATGGCTTGTTGCTGATTGCATGTAGCCTTGTTGCTTTGATGTGGTCACACTGTAGGAATGAGTATTATAAATAACAGTATCACCAATAATTTGAGCAATACATGTTGAATAGCTGTATAACTTGCCATTTTGACAGCTCATTGAATTGGCGCTTTTACCGATACTAGGATCGGGATCATTTGCCCAGATATGACTTAGTTCTGAATTGCTAGAGTATTTAGTTCTCATAATTTACCTTTCAAAGTTTATTAATGATTAATAGATAATAGATATCTACATGCGAACGATAGATGATTAATTTAAAGCTGTCAATAGCTTAATGCAATTAATTTTGTTAAAATGCTTAAATGATTGAATCTAAATACAAAATCCCCGAGCAAATAAAGCTAAAGACAGTTAAAAATGAGGATCAAAGGCGCTTCTGTGTGGTTCCTTTGAAGGCCTTTTTAAATAGAAAAGTAAGCGGGGAGAATCTAAGAGTATTAGCCATATTAGCTAGTTATTGCAATAGAGGCGGTTATTCTTTTGTTAGTCTAAAGACTATTGCAAAAGATTTGAAGTGCAGCCCTCAAAACATCCTCAAACACTTAAACAAGTTAGAAGCACAAGGCATTATTGAAACTAAGTCAAACTATTTTCCTATGTTGAAAGGAAATACTAGACGAATTATCTATGATGAAAAGATTAAGGATGATGATTTAAAAGAGCATCAATTCACTAATGCTGATATCAGTGAGATATTAAAGACTAACAAAGTTATCAACCAGTTAGAGGATAGCAATGAACCATTGAAGGTTAATCAATCAGCAATTCAGGAAGATGATGACTTAACTAGCTTGTTTAATACTATAACAAGAGAAGCTGACCTCATATTGGCTGAAAGGCTGTTATCTCAAGGACTAACACCTAAAGAAGTCAGAATCCGCATGGCTCTAGGTTCATAGAGCATCATACAAGAGGGCTAATGGTTCGTTTAGCATCCTTAAAAAGTAAACGCCTCCAATGACATCCCTTATATAGCAAGAGACTCAAGGCTTATTGATTCCCTATGAAACACCTTGCCTAATTCAGAAGGCACATGCTTCCCCTCCCCACCCTCTCATATACCGAGGGGTATCCCACACAAATTTTTCCTACTTTTTCAAGATGATTGACAACAGATATCTTATCAACATGGTATGTCTTAGCAAAAGCAGACCTTACCTACTGACTGCCTTTATAAATATATAGATTAAATACAAACCAAACATTAACGTATCTAGTAGCTTATAGGTAATATAGAGGATCATGTGATAGAGTTCGTGCGAATAATAGACCTAACCCGATAATAAACAGTATTGTTTAAATTATCTTACTAATCCAGATGGATTGTAGCTTCTCGTTTATCTAGTTTGGATGTAATGCACTACTTCACATCCCCAGTGGTCTGATCCCCGATACTGTTACTTGATCTCATCCGAGAGCAACTTGTAAGGAGAATCCACCGATTAAACACGTTTATCCCTATCTGTCAGCTACTACATTTAGGAAGGCTGGGTAATGGCCCCGTATGAGTAATATAAGCCATATTTATTTTTAAGTCAAGCGAACATACTATTGACTTGTATATCTATAAGATATATATTGAGCATATGAGCAAAGGATCACAACCTCGACCATTTACTGATAGAGAAATCTTTGAAGCCAACTTCGATAAGATATTTGGTAAGAAGAAACCATCTTCTGTTGAGACAATTAAAGAATATGAATACGAACTCCATCCTTCTACTGGTAATGTAGAGAAAGTATTTAAAGATGGAAGCTAAAGAGTGGATGCAATCCATGGCTAAAGCTTTCGGTAAGTATGAATATAAAGTTAAATACAAAAATGATAAAGGTCAAGTGGAATTAAAGTCACCAGGCTGGCGAGAAGATCCACCTAATCTAAAAGCCTATAAAGCAATTGATTGTATTTTGCCTGAATTTTTAAGACCTAAGAAAAAAACAGGCCAAAAAGATATTAAGAAGAAAGTAGTCAAGCAATTAACCAAGTATAAGGAGATAGAATGAGTACCGAACTAAAACCATTCCTAGTAAGATTGACACCCTCTAGTGTTGAACTATTAGATAAAGCAGCTAAAGAACAAGAAAAACCAAAGGCTAGTATTATTAATGATGCAATTAAAGCATACCTTTCTAAAGGTGGCGATATTAATTCAAGACTGAATAAAATAATTTAATGATATTAGAGCTTCCATATCCACCATCAGTGAATACATATTGGAGAGCAAATGGCAAAAGAAGATTCATATCGAAAGAAGGCGTATTATTCAAGACAGCAGTCCAAGCCATCTGCTTTAGAGACAAAGTGGGATCTTTTGGCGATGCTCGCCTTTCTGTTAATATTTATATTCATCCTAGAAGTAGGCGTATATTTGATCTCGATAATTGCTTGAAGGCTATTTTAGATGCATTGATGTCAGCGGGTGTGTATGATGACGATTCACAGATAGATATGTTATCAATTGCACGCAGTACACCTAAACCAGGAGGATCAGCAGTAGTGACTATTAGCGAATATGGAACTAAAGGATAAGTATGTACATGCAGAACCTAGTCCACTTGGTGATAGATTCTGTTCAACATGCTACCAATACAAGTTTAGTGTCAATGGTAAATGGAAGATTGCAGCACATGGTAAGAATCGCAGATGGATATGCGAAGAATGTATGACGAAAAAAGTAAAACCCACGCCAATTAAATAAAGGAGAATATAATGGCAGAACAAAAAATACGTAAACCAGGAACTGGTGTAGCGTTTATTAACGAGAATAAAAAAGAAGATTGGCATGCAGACTTCACTGGTGAATTTGCAGACCATGATGGCAATTTATTTTATCTAAATGTATCTAAGAAACTTAGCGGACATTCTGGTATTGAATATATTACTGTATCTTTAGGCAAACCAAAAGCACTAAAGGCTGCTCCAGCTAATGCAGCAAAGCCAACTTTTGATGACATTCCTGACGATTTACCATTTTAATGGATGAAGTCAAAAAGAAAAATCCAATCCCTTCTCTTGCTGGCTATGGTGGTGTCCGTAGCTTGCAAAAGAAACTTGAGCGTTCGACTACGCTTCAGCAGAATCGTGAAGCTGTTAGTTATTCTCTCTTATGTTTGGCGAATACAAAGCTTACTGATATTATGGAATGGGATGAGCAAGGTAATATTAAAGTTAAACCAAGTAAGGATATACCAGACCATGCTCTACAGGCCATTAAGTCCATTAAGTCGAATACTAAAGTTGATAAGGAAGGCAATAGTTATACGACTTTGGACATTGAGTTGTGGGATAAAGTTGGCGTATTGAGGCTATTAGCAAAAGCATCTGGCTTATTAGATAATCCAGAAGAATCCGATAAACCAAGCGTATTAGGTATTAACATACGCGCACCAGAGATCATAGATAATGGCGAAACCACAGGACCCGATAACAAAGATACTGAATGAGCGTCAAGCAACACATGGGGATTATTTGTCTAAATGTGTTTTCATTCAAACGACCAAAGAAGCCATGCGGAGTGAAAACGGAAATTGGTATAGATTAGATTCAGATATGCAAGAATCATTAGATATGGTGGTACATAAGATTAGTCGTATTCTTTATGGAGATCCATATCATACTGATAACTGGTTAGACATAGCTGGTTATATTATGTTAGTTGGCAATCGTTTAAAACTTGAGGAGGAATTTAATGAGCGCACCAAATAATTTAGAAGATCGTATACAAAAGTTACGAGATGCTTATGCATTGAATAACATTTACCAAACGGAGTCATTGCAGATTATTGATGCATTACAAGCACAGATCAATGTGCTTAATCAATTGCTAGCTTTAGAAATTAAAGATATAGATGGCTAACAAAAAGGAAGTATCTCAGAAGTCCCTTCATGGACCTGGGATTGACTTAGACTTTTCTACAGCACCAACTACATGGAGCTTCTTACAGTCAGATGCATTCGTGCGTGGACTGATGGGACCTGTAGGTTCTGGTAAATCCTATGCATGTGCCGCAGAGATTATGATGCGAGCAGTTAGACAAAAGCCATCACCTATTGATGGTATTCGTTATACACGATTTGTCATTGTACGTAACTCATATCCTGAATTAAAAACCACAACAATTAAAACATGGCAAGATTTATTCCCAGAAAACACTTTTGGTCCGATGCTATATACTCCTCCTATTACTCATCACATCAGACTCCCATCAAGGGGTGATGCTGCGGGGATTGATTGTGAAGTAATTTTTTTAGCATTGGATCAACCTAAAGACGTACGTAAACTACTATCACTTGAACTAACAGGAGCGTGGGTAAATGAAGCTCGTGAACTTCCTAAAGCAGTTATTGACGGACTTACTCATCGTGTGGGTCGATATCCGACACAACGTGATGGTGGACCTACCTGGCATGGTGTGTGGATGGATACTAATCCAATGGATGATGACCACTGGTGGTTTAAACTAGCAGAGAAAACAAAACTCACTGGCAAGTATGCTTGGGATTTCTTTAAACAACCTGGTGGTGTCACAGAAGTAGATCCAGGAAACTTACCAGAGAATCCAGAAGCTAACGATCATATATTTTCTGGTGGTCGTTGGTGGAAGATTAATCCTAAAGCTGAAAACGTAAGTAACTTACCAGCGGGTTATTACATGCAGATGTTAGGTGGTAAGAACTTAGACTGGATTAAGTGTTATGCCGAAGGTAAATATACCTATGTTCAAGAAGGTAGACCCGTATGGCCAGAGTATGACGATAGTTCTATGAGTGGTGAAGTCGATTATGATCCTGAGCATGCATTGCAAGTGGGTCTTGACTTTGGTTTGACACCAGCCGCAGTGGTAGGACAACGATTACCTAATGGCAGATGGATTATTTTAGATGAGATCGTAACATTTGACATGGGGCTAGAAAGATTTGGTCAGCAGTTATTGGCAGAACTCAATGCTCGCTACCCTAAAGCACAGATTATGATGTGGGGTGATCCAGCGGGTATGCAACGAGATGCGATTTATGAGGTTACTGCATTTGATTATCTTAGAACATTAGGTTTACGCGCACAACCTACACCATCGAATGACTTTAAAGTAAGACGAGAAGCAGCAGCCGCACCTATGCAAAGACTTATTGCTGGTAAACCTGGTCTTATGATTGCAACTAAATGCAAAATGATACGCAAATCATTAGCGGGCGGTTACCATTTCAAGCGTGTAGCTGTCGGCGCTGGTCAAGAACGATTTAAAGATGCACCTAACAAGAACGAACACTCTCACGTAGGCGATGCTTTTGGATACTTACTTCTTGGTGGTGGCGAACATAAACGATTAACCAAGAGTCCATTATCTGCATCAACCATTATTGCTCAAACGATAGCTAAGTCTGACTTTAATGTTTTCGACTGATTACCCAGCAATCTTTGAACATATGCCACATGTTAAAGGTGGCTATTATTTGCCATACATGTCATATCATTTAGATGAATTAGACTGCATGGAAATGAAAACTCAAAAAACTATTAAGCCACATGAGTTTAAAAACATGATAAATCATCAAGCAAAATGTGGCCCAACCATTACTGCATTCATTTATGGCAAGCCAGTCGCTATATTTGGGGCTACTATCATGTGGCATGGTGTTGCAGAATTTTGGTCTTTACTCTCAGAGCAATCTAGGAGATATCCAATAGCTATGACAAAAGCGGGATTAACATTTATTGATATCGTTGAGATATTATTTCACTTGCACAGAGTGCAAATAACTGTTAAAACCTCAGATACTCGTGCTATGTCCTGGGCTAAAGCGTTAAATTTTGTGCCAGAATGCAATATGCTACGTTATAGCGCAGATAAAGATGATTATACATTAATGAGGAGAAAGTAATGGGCGGATTGTTCGGAGGAAAGCCAGATACATCAGCAGCTGAACGACAAATTGCAATACAGCAAGAAGAAACAAATCGATTAAGAGCGCAAGCAGAGCAAGATAAAGTAAAACTTGCAGAAGATTTAGCAGCAAAACGTATAGCTCGCCAACGTGGAGGAGCAAGAGCATTATTAGCAGAAGAACGTCTTAACCCAGAAACTGGTGTAGAGACTTTAGGTTCTTCAGGAATGGTAGGTTAATCATGGGCGGAGGATCAAGACCATCAGCACCACCACCACCACCACCAGAGCCACCAAAGCCAGTTGATGTAGCGCCAGCTCGTACAGAAGCTGAAAAGGCTGCATCATTTAAAAAAGCTAGACGTGGTAGATCAGCTGGACTTATGTCGGCTACAACATCAGAGACATTAGGAACAGATACAACTTTAGGAGCATCATAATGAAAAAAGATAAGATGCAAGCTAAAGTTCGTAAAGTCATGC